ATCAAAGGTGTCGGTGATAATGCTGGAGGAGAAAGCATAAGTTAAAACTGATAAATAGTGCTATAATAAAAGAAAAAAGTTTATACGATGGCGAAACTGTTTGGATTCTCAATTGATGATTCGGAAAAAACACCCGATTCAGTGGTCTCACCCGTTCCTCGATCTAACGAGGACGGGGTTGACTATTTTGTGCAATCTGGATTCTATGGACAGTATGTTGATATAGAGGGTGTTTATAGAACTGAATATGATTTAATTAAAAGATATCGTGAAATGGCATTACATCCAGAATGTGATGGTGCAATTGAAGATGTCGTAAATGAGGGTATAGTTAGTGACCTATATGATTCACCAGTAGAGATAGAATTAACAAACGTACAAGCAAGTGATAAATTAAAAGATAGAATTAGAGAAGAATTTAAACATATTAAAGAAATGTTGGACTTTGATAAAAAGTCCCATGAGATATTTAAAAATTGGTATGTTGATGGGAGATTATATTACATAAAAGTTATTGATACCAAGAGACCACAGGATGGTATTCAAGAGATCAGATATGTTGATCCAATGAAGATGAAGTTTGTTCGTCAGGAAAAAGGAACAAAAAATAAAGGTAATTTACCATTAGATCCACTTGCAAGCAAAGGGTTAAAAAAATCTGATTATCCAGAGATAGAGGAATATTATATTTACACACCTAAACCAAATTATCCTACAACAATGTATGCAACTGCTGCAGGTGCAGGTGGCAAAGGTCAAATTAAAATTGCAAAAGATTCTGTTTGTCATGTAACGTCTGGATTATTTGACCGCAATAAAGGAACTTGTTTGTCATACTTACATAAAGCAATCAAAGCACTTAATCAATTAAGAATGATTGAAGATAGTCTTGTAATTTACAGATTATCAAGAGCACCAGAAAGAAGAATATTTTATATTGATGTCGGTAATCTTCCAAAAGTAAAAGCAGAACAATACTTGAAAGAGGTGATGAGTCGTTATCGTAATAAACTCGTTTATGATGCATCAACTGGAGAGGTTAGAGATGATCGTAAGTTTATGAGTATGATGGAGGATTTCTGGCTACCAAGAAGAGAAGGTGGAAGAGGAACTGAAATCACAACATTACCTGGCGGACAAAACTTAGGTGAACTTACAGATATTGAATATTTCCAGAAAAAATTATATCGTGCATTAGGTGTTCCAGAATCAAGAATTGCAAGTGATGGTGGATTTAATTTAGG